TCATCATGAACATAAGTATCGCCCAGAACTAATAGACTTTTTAAGAAAAACATACGGTAAAAGATTCCTCCATGTTGGTGGAGATGGAGATACTGGAACTGTGCGTGGTGATGCATTAAACCGCATGTATGCAAAAAGCAAGGTAGCAATTGGAGATAGCCTTAACATTAACTTTAACTATCCTTACTATACTAGTGATAGGTTGTTTGAAAGCACTGGTCGTGGTGGCTTTACTATTTACCCTCGCATTAAAGGTCTTGAAGAATACTTTGAAGATGGCAAGGAAATTATTTTTTATGAGCACGGTAACTTTAATGATCTAAAAACAAAGATAGATGAATATCTTTTTGATGGTGTTTCTAGAGAAAAGATTAGAGTTGCTGGGCATGAAAGAACAAAGAAAGAACATACCTATGTACATAGATGGGATGCAATAATGAAAGAGTTGGGAATACAATGAAGAGTATAGCAATCACGGGAGCAACTGGACTACTTGGGTCTCACCTATCTAACCATTATCTTTCTTTAGGTTGGAACGTTTTTGTATTATTAAAAGATGAGCATAGCCGTACAGAACTTTCTAAAGATGTAAATAAAGTGTATGGAAGCATCAATAATAAAATGGATGTTGATTTTTTTATAGAAAAGTCAAGACCAGACTACTTTATACATCTTGCAGCACAAACACAAGCATATGATTCAATTAAATATCCATATAACACATTCTATACAAACGTTGTTGGAACATTAAACATACTTGAATCATTAAGAGATTACAGAAACTGCAAGTCAATTATTGTTGCATCCAGCGATAAAGCATATGGAGAATTAAATAATGACGAATACTTTGAAGATCACATACTAAATGGCATCTATCCATATGACGCATCTAAATCTATTACAGATATTGTGTGCAACTCATATAGAAATACATATAGAATGCCTATTATAACTACTCGTGCTTGCAATATATATGGAACTGGCGATAATAATATTCAACGATTGATCCCTGGAATTGTGAGGGCATATAAAAATGACGTATTGTTTACGATAAGAAATGCTGGTAGAGACATTAGAGAGTATATAAACGTTAAAGATGTTGTATCAGCATACTCAAACATACTTACATACGGTGAAACAGTTAACAACATCCCATCATTTAATATATCATCTGGCGAAAGATACTCTACGCTTGAAGTATTTAATATTGTACAAGATGTTATTGGTAAAAAAATTAGGCATGAGATAGTTGCAAGCGATGGATTTGAAATTAAAAAACAATTTATGAACTCATCTTTATTGCAAGAAAAAACTGGATGGAAGCCAGAGCATAACATGAAAGATACTATGAGAGAAATAGTTGATTTTTATATGGAGAGCAAGTGAACATAAACTTTGGCTGTGGAAGCATTCAACCGTCTGATTGGACCAACATAGATCTTGATCCAGAATTTAAAACTGAGCATAGAGATTTAACTTTAATCCTTGACGATTCTTGTGATATTATTGTTTGCCATGCAATAATTTGTTGTGTCAAGTATCACGATATTGAAAAAGTTTTATCAGAATTTTATAGAGTTTTAAAGCCAAACGGAGTTGTAAGAATTAGTCTTCCAGATATAGTTTCTGGGTTTGATGCATATAAAAATAATAACATTAACTTCTTTCCTAATTCTGAGGATGACCTAGATAAAAGATTTTCTGCATGGCTAACTTGGTATTCACAGTCAGCGTCTTTACTAACAAGTAAAGCCTTGCAATATAAATTACAGGCTGTTGGTTTTAATAATATTGCTGAAACAAAGTTTAAACAAACATCTTATTCAAATGAAAAGATTTACGAACTTGATACAAGAGAGCATGAATTTTATTTTATGGAAGCAATAAAATGACAGAAATGATTAAAACAATTTTAAACGGAGAGTTTGAAATGGTGCTTCCAAAACATCGTGCAGATAGGCCAGAGTGGCATTCAGAAGCAGGTTGGGAAAAACTAAGGCTTAAATCAATGAATCAACATATTGGTAAAGGCGATGTTGTTTATTATGTTGGTGCAGAAGAAGGAGAGTTTCCAGCCCTGTGTCAAATGTGGGGTGCAGAAATTGTATTATTTGAACCAAATCCAAAAGTTTGGTCTCACCTTCCACTAACCTGGACCTCTAATGGTCTAGAACTTCCAATGGTTTGTATCCCTGGATTTGCTTCTGATAAAATAAATAATCTTTCACGAGTATATCGTAAAGAATGGCCACCAGAAGTTGATCAGATAATTGAAACGGCTCATGGGTTTAAAGAACTATATCTTGAGGGCGATTCATATGGTCAGATTACTATAGATTCATGTGTTTATGATCACAAGATTAAACCACCTACTGCAATTTGTTTAGACGTAGAAGGTAGCGAGTGGAGAGTCCTTGGGGGTGCTGAGAGAGTTCTTAAAGCATATAAACCTAAGATTTGGTTATCTGGACACCCTGAGTTTATGCTACAACAATGGAATGAATCTTTATATAATCTTAGACAGTGGATAAAAAATTTAGGATATAAAGAAACATTGCTTGATTATCAACATGAGGTTCATTTGTTTTATGAGTAGTCTTATCTTTTGTCCACACACAGATGATGCAATTTTTTCTTTAGGCGATCATATTATTGATAATGATCATAATTTTACTATTGCGTCTGCATTTGCTGGGATACCAACAGATGATATTGGATATGAAAAACATACTACATTAAGACAAGAACACGATGAAGCCTGCTCTATAATTAATGCTAAAGTTATTAATGGAGATTTATTAGATGATGTTTACGGAAAGCAAGACAAAGAACAGTTAATAAATTGGATAAAAAGTATTATAGTAAGTTTTGACAATGTGTATATTCCATTAGGAATTTATCATCCAGATCACGTATTTTTATCAGATACTTTATTTGATTTAATGAGAGATTTTGAAAAACAATACTTTGTTTATGCTGAATTGCCATATAGATTATTGTATCCAGAGTTACATAAATTAAGAATAAAACAATTTGAACAAAATTATAATTTAGAAAATGTCAGTGTTAACTTTACACAACACAAAATTAATGCAATAAAAAAGTACAACTCACAGATAGCACATGTACACAATCCATCATACATAGATGAAAACTTAATTGGAAAACTTATTGTAGAAGAAAAGTTGTGGAAGATTGTAAAATGATTAAAGCCTATTTATATTCTTATGATGGCAAAGACTATGCTAATGACAAATGGGACTATGGGTTATTAAAAGAAGTATTTGATAAGTATGAAATTGATCAGGTTAAGGTTAGTTCTATTCCAAAGGTTGACAGAGGCTTTGTTATTGTTCCTGGACCACAAAGTCTTGGACATGAAGAAAATATAAATAAAGAAATACAAAATATATCAAGGGTGCTTTTATTTATTACGGGGGATGAAGAAAGTAGATTTGATATAAATAAGATTAATCATCCTAATATTGAAATATGGATTCAATATCCTAATGAAAGTAATAAACAATATAATAAATTGCCTATTGGAGTTCCCCAACATTTAAAGCAGTTTATGCCAGACTATCCTATTAAGAATTATGATTTATATTTTGGTGGTCAAATAACTCATTCAAGAAGGCAGCAACTATCAAAGGCCATACAGTCAATGCCAAACACCCTTTTTAAGCCCACAGCAGGCTTTGCACAGGGAGATGAGCCAAAAGAGTACTATTACAACCTTGCCAGTGCTAGAATTGCCCCAGCCCCTTCTGGTGCGGTAACAATAGATACCTTTAGATTTTTTGAGGCTATAGAAATGTTATGCCTTCCAATAGGAGATAAGATTAATTCAAAAGGTGACTCTATTAATTTTTATAATATTGTATTTGGATATGATATTCCTGTAAGTCTTGTTTCTAATTGGGCTGAGTTACGCTATCTTGTTCCTGAGTTATTAAATCAATACCCTCACAATATGCATAAGGTGGTATGCTGGTGGATGAAATATAAAAGAGATCTTGGAATAAAAATTATGAGGCAGATCAATGAATAAAAATGATGTAACAATTATATTGGCTACATCTGTATTGCCAAGCCATCCAGACACACACATTATTGATGAAACAATTAATTCTCTTAGGGTTCATTTTCCTAAAAATGAAATAATAATGCAGATAGATGGATTACGACAAGAACAAATGGATCGTGAAACTGACTATAATGAATATAAAAATAGAATTCTGTGGAAGTGTTTGCATGAATACAATAACGTTCTTCCCATAATGTTTGATAAGCATAGCCATCAAAGCACAATGATGCGTAAAACTATTGATGATATTCAAACATCTGCATTGCTATATGTTGAAGGTGATGCACCACTTACTCCAGATGCTGATGTTGACTGGCAAAAGTGTTTTGATTTAATTGCATACGAAAAAGCAAACACAATTCGTTTTCATCATGAATCAGTAATACCAGAAGCACATAATCATTTAATGTTTGGCATGTATGATATATTTATGAGAACATCTCAATGGAGTCAAAGACCACATCTTAGTAAGGTTTCATATTACAGAGATGTAATCCTTCCTCCACTTGAAGACAAAACATTTATTGAAGATACAACCCATGGAAGAATACAAGATGAAATTTCTCCATACGATAATTTTAGTAAAGATGGATGGAATAAGCACAAGTTATGGATATATCATCCAGAAGGAAACATTAAAAGATCTTATCATTTAGATGGTCGTGAAGGTGGAAGAAAGTTTACATCCGATGATGATGTTTGGTTTAATAAAAAATGAGACTAGGGATTATAGCAAGATCAGACAATACTGGTCTTGGAAATCAAACAAAAGAACTTGTTGATATGCTTAAACCAAACAAAATATTATTAATTGACTCAACACCATTTAATAAAAATAATCAACATCCAGAATGGTACTCAGAGTATAGTTGTATAAAATCAACTGGCTTTCCAACATTACAACAAATAAAACTATTTCTTAGTGAGGTTGATATTGTTATTAGTTGTGAAACATTTTACGATCAAAACTTTGTAAGGTATGCTCAAAGAAGAGGTGTAAAAACTATACTTCAATATAACTATGAACTCTTTGGTAATCTTGCAGCGACAAACCTTCCTATCCCAGATGTTCTTTTATCTCCAAGCGTTTGGCATATTGATCATGTTACTAAACTTTTTGGTAAACAGTCAAAGGTCATTCACCTACCACCACCTACAAATCCATTAACTTTTTCAGGGGCTAAAGAAATAAATCTATCTAAAGACCACAATAGAATATTACATATTGCTGGAAAGAAAGCAGCAAAGGATAGAAATGGAACAAACACTGTCCTTGAAATGCTTAAACATTCTAAGGCAGATTATGAATTAGTTATCAGAAGCCAGAGTGAAATAGAGACAAATATCAAAGACTCTAGGCTTACAATTGAAATAGGTAATCCAGATAATAGAGAAGATATGTATAGTGGGTTTGATGCTATGGTGCTTCCTAGACGATATGCTGGTCTTTGTTTACCTATGAATGAGGCTCTTATGAGTGCCCTTCCAGTTTTCATGACTAACATATCCCCTAATAGCCATGTTCTTCCAAATGAATGGCTTGTTAAAACTAGACTTATTGAAACCTTTAGGACTAAAGTTAGGATTGAATTGTTTGAAGCAGATGCTGCTTATCTTGCAGAAACAATAGATAACTATATTAATAGCAATAATAAGCCTATTCAAAAAGAAAAGGCTTTTGAATTAGGATATAATAACTTTGCTCCTGATAAATTAAGAGATAGTTATTTTGATATTATTTCTCATATTTAGTTTTTTCAACAAACTGTTTTCTAAGTATACTATTTAGTATTATATCAAATGAGGTGTCTGCGCTTGACAAATACACATGTTCTTCTTTGTTTAAGTTATATGACTTTAAAACTAAAGGGCCTTTACTGTAAACCTTTACATCTTCCATTTGTTTTCCACCAACATTAAAAGTATTTCCGTATATAGATCTCCATAAAAATTGATCATTGTTTTCTAATATTTGTTTTAATTTTTGTTTTTCCATTACCATTGGAACATGAAGTTCATAGTCAAGCGGACTATCAATGCCAAGTGATTTAATTTTTTTGTATGTAGCAGAAAGTTTTCTAGTATAGTTAGAGTTTGAATTTATTTTTTGATATAGGTTTATTTTATCTAAAAGCAGACCACCATGATATGTATCAATAAAACTAATATTTTTAACAATATAAAAATCATCATTCATTAAAATAAATTTTTCTGATATATCATTTGAACTACAGATAGCCTTTAAATTTTGAATTGCATTTCTATATTTTGTTAATACCTGCTTAACATTAATATAATTTCCAGAATACCAAGTCGGCTTACCACCCACAACCCATATAGTTGAGTCTGGAAAACTTTCAACTACAGATCTAATTGAATACCTTAGTTCTTCGTTGCTTCCATCTTTACATATATAAACAAAATCCATATTACCTCATTATAAAAATTAAGAAAGGCGAACTTATTTTTAGTAAATTCGCCCTTCCTAATTAACTAACTACTTCTTTTTAGCAGCAGCCTTCTTCTTTGCTGGAGCCTTCTTAGCAGGCACAATCTTGCTAAGTGCATCTGAAACAGCACCAGTATCTGGCAATACGCCAAACGCCTTGTCATTAGGATTGAGTGCTCTCAATGCAACTGGTGCAAGAGCAGCAACTAGTGCAGCCCAAAGATCTTTAGGATCTGTTACGCCAGCCATGTAAAGTGCAATTACTGAACCAAGAACAGATCGTCCGTATGATGCTAGCATTGCTTTTGATTTATCGTTTAGTAAGTTATTCATTATTTCCTCCTAGGATATAACTCGTGTTATTATTGTAAAGCCAATCCATAAACCAATAATTCCTGCGACTCCCGCAAAAACTGGTGGTGCTGGAACTGGCAATTTGAATGCAGCAAAAACAATGCCACATCCAAAACCTGTTAATGTTGAAAATAGTATTTCTTTCATTAAGGCTTACCCTTTTCTATGTTTCTGTCATCTGGATAGTCTATTGGCGTTGGTGCCGTTGTAAATGCCCCACAATTATGGCACTGAACATCAAATTGATATGAACTTATTGTATATGTTTTTGGATCAAAAGAGACTAGTGCACGAAAAAGATTTCCTCCACATTGTGGACAAATGCATGTTGGTATTCCTCTTGCATCTATCATTTTTCTACCTTTGGAAGTAATGACATAAGCCTATCTGAATAACTATTTAACCCTTTATTCTTTAATTCTTCTGAAATTTCTTTAATAGTTTTTTGTGATGTTTCAATATATTCAAATGCCCAATCTCTTGAGTCAGATAAAAAC